CTGAAACTAGTTTTTGGTCTCCAAGGTTGATAATGTTCAGGACAATATGGAGGTTCTTCTTCTGGACAAAGATTTTCATACAAATTCGTACCAGACTCCGTATCATCCTTGTTTAGATATACAATTCCATTATATCCTGGATCTTGATGAGGCCACCAATAACCATTTACATAATCATTAAACTCAGTCTCATTAAATCTTGAGAAATTTGTAATGACAGTATTGCGATCAATATCTGCAAAATTAACAGGATTCTGACCGCATATTTCTCCTATGAAATCATAAGTGATACCAAGATCTTCTCTCTTGAAGAAGTGTCGGTATTCATAAAAGTATATTCCATTGTACGATGGTTTATCTCCTTCTTTCCACAATGGAGGTTTGACAGATTGTAAAAGACTTACAACCTCATCGGGATTTTTATAGAAGTTATCAGCATAATAAACTGTAGAACCTTCAACATCTTTTGTGTTGATTTCTAAGTTCTCATTAATTTCAAACATTACGGATTCGTTGGGTCAATTCCTAAACTAATCAGGTAGTCAATCCACCATTGAGGATTTTTATTTCTCTTCCAATTTGGAACCTCTTGTCCCTTTTCGAAGTAATACTTCCAAAGTGCCTCATCTATAATCTGTGCGATCTCCATATTCCTCTTCCTCTTCATCAACGTCTCCATACGGGTTTGCCAAATAGGGTCCATGTGGTTTTCTGGATTCTTCTCTGACATAATCCTTCTCATAGTTGATAGCAGACAACCAAACCGCAAGTTTCATCACTATGTAGATTGCTACCAAAGGTAAAAAACATGCAATCAGGATTAAAGGTTTCATTCTTCAATGTCCCAACACTTTTCGAATCTGTTTCTAAGTTCGTTTAGTTTATTCCTTTCCTGTGTCTCCATTATATAACCATTTATATCTCTCTCATCATCAGTCAAAGACATACGATATTTTAGTTTGATGTCAATTAGTCTTACCATATCCATATAGTATTCTAGACCTTTTGAGGCAAACTCGTCGTATGTCATGCAAACAACCCCTGATCTTTCATATACTGGAGTGTTTCTTTCATACTACCAACATGCCTGTATCCAATGTTGATCTGGGGATATTCAGCATCTTTACCAAACTCAGATTCAAATCCTTTTTGAGTAAAATGTTGATTCAATTTATACTCTAAAAATTCTCCCTCAAGAGATTTGAGTAACATAGTCATACGTTCGCATTCTTGACTTCCATTACTATAAATTACTACCGTTTCATTCATTAGTCGCGTTGCCTCCAGTCGTCGGGTTTATCTTGATTGAACCAATCTGCAATTTCATCAGCACTACCAAAACCAGTGCGATGATTTGACGGGTCAGGATCACCCAGTCCCATCTTATTCATAAAGTCGTCCATACTACCTTCAACCATATCAGGATTAGCAGCACGTCCTCTTGCTCTTCTGAGCATCTCTCTGGCAGTTGTATTTGCTTTACCAAGTTTTTCTGCCCAGATCATGTCATCCAGCTTTACCTCTTCACCATTAGCAATGCACTTGCAAATGAATTCTAATCGTAACCTATAGTTCGTAGACAGCATACTAGTCTTTCCCCATCATTGTTATTTATTTTTCTGTGAAAAATGCGTTCCCTCATGCAGGAAGTTAAATGAAATCGAAATTCTTGGTTCAGTTTTGTTTTGACTTGGTTGAACCCCATGCCTCAAGAATGAAGGGAAAAGATAGATTGTCCCTGCTTCGCAAGGCATCCACCAGTTATCAGAAAGATACTGATTATCTGTTCCCCTGATCATCCAAGGATTCATAAGATCAGCAGTAGGATTCTGAAAACAAATATGTCCACAATCCGTAGGAGTTTTTACATAATAAACTCCGCTGATAATTGCTTGGTTATGCGAATGAGGCCAATTAAAGTCTCGATATCTATTCACATTAACCCACATATTATCCAGAACAACTGGAGCAATGCCAATCCTCTGACACAATTCATTACCAAAGTTAGTAATCTTGTCATATAGAGGTTCTAAAACCTCTGGAGGATCCATGATATCGTTGGACTGAAATCCGCCCTGATTACTTACAGTTCTCCCATCTCCAATATCTTCCAATTCCAGAGCATATTCAGTAAGTTTTTCATTGTCAACATCCAACTGCTCAACTGCAAGATATGTCGTGAAGAGTTCTAATAATTCAGGCATCAGATTCTGATTGGTGCTTCTTAATCGATTCTAAAATTTTTTCCGCAGTTTTTAAAGAACGGCGATATATTAGATATTTTACCACAGGATTACGTGGATTGTTCATTAACCACCAATATTGACGATCAATGTATGCTTTTACTAACTTACTTACATAAAAAAATGCGGCAGCAACACTTTCATCAGTTACGATGAAGTATGCAACTACCGCAAACAATCCGAAAAGTATTATATGTGCTGAGTCCATTAGTTGAACTCCTCATTACGCCTCTGATCAAGATAAGCAATGATTTCTCCACGCCATTCCATTAGTTCATGAAAACACTTTTCATCATGAGCATAGAGTCGGAGTTCTGGATCTGGTTTGAGTACGCTCTCATAAAAAATAAAGAATGCATCTTTGCGTTTTTGTTCTTTATCAGTCATGAGTTAGTCCTCTTGGATTTTTGTTTTTTGAGTTCAGATTTGATGTAATTTACTGCTTGCGTATAAGTTTTTACATCCTTAACGACACTACCATTATGTATAATACCGAATCCAGCTGGTTTGTGAAAGTTCTGGTTTTTATAATAAGGTACTGCAGCATACATTCCATCATTAGTACAGTAACCATGAGGATCACCTGGTTTGGGATCAAGAATCCCAGGGCGATCAATAAAAGGTTTCTGGAATTTTGCCATCAACCAAATACTGCAGTAACGCCCATGACAGTAGCACCAGGGTTGCGAGCAAGGGCAACTTTCTTAGCAGCGTCATAGTCTTGAGCATGAACAATCTCGTCAAAGACTTTGCCAGCGACGTAGAGTTGAACTTTGCATTTCATGGGAGGTGTCCTCTTGGTGTGTGTATTCTAAAACAAAAAATGGGAAAATGGGGGTTTCTTAAGGTTCTCTTCAGATTGACCTAATAAAGGAAAGGTCAAAATCTTCAGACTCCTCAAAGTAGTCTCGGACTTCTTCGCGCTCTTCCAATAGATTGTAACCAGTCAGGAAGAAATCCGTAACTTCAGGATCAGCACTGGCAGTCATGACAGCGCCATTATCTTTGAAGTTATACAGTTTTGCTGAAGGAATGCAGCAAGCTTTGCCTTTCTTGACATCAGTAATGATGAAATAGTCTGCCAACTTGTCCTCATAGTCTTTTGCAGCACGTCGATTCTTAAGAATCAGACTACGAACTGCCATTTGAGACTTGTTTGCAAACTGAGTAACCTTTGACTCATAGGTTGTGCCGCCAGGACCAATCAAATCAATTCCAGGAAGATTGACCCGCTTCAGGAGACCATTGCTGTACTCAGCATATGCTTTTTCAACAAGTTCACCTGCTTTTGGAAATCTCAGATTGTTGTCGGTATACCCTTGAATAGTTTCGATCAGTTTAGAAAGACGATCCAGTTGAAAAGTGTTGAAATCGATCATCGACGGATAACAGAAACAGCAGGTTGACCCTCGTGGAAGACAGTATCGACAACCGCTTGAACGCTCTTTGCGGTGCCGATTCCGACCTTATCATACACGGGAACGCAGACCAGACCAAACGTCTTGTGACAGTCTCCCAAGCGGATCACACGACCGATCGACTGAGAGATACCAATGTAGTCCATGTTACGCATGAACAACACTGCTTCCAGACCGCTGACGTTGATACCTTCAGACAGAATGCTGTGGTGCATGACAACGAACCGCTTGGAAGAATCTTTGCCCCAGGCATTCAGAGTCTTGAAAAACTCTTCGCGATCAACCTTGCGACCGTCAATGATTGCACCAGTCTTGGAAGTAATGACCATCCAAGAGTAACCGCGCTCATGAATCTGATGACAGAAGTCAGACTGAGAGATCAGACGAACAATCTGCTTGGTAGAACGAGCAGCAATCAGAATCTTGTTCAGAGAATTCTCATCGATCGTCTCAATCAGATTCTCGCAATCGGTCTTCTGATACTCGCCTTGAGGAAGCTCTTTGATAACAACCTTAGGGGGAAGGATGTAACCTTCTTCAACCAGTTTAGGTGCAGGAACATTGCAGATGACCTGACCATAAACTTCCGAATCATTCATCCCTGGTTTGAAAACAGTGACAGAATGCTTAGGAGTAGCAGTAAAGAAATAGCAGCGCCCAGCAGTAGCAGAGAAGTGCTCCGTAGCAGGGAAAAAGTTACGTTGGACTGAATTGTGCGCTTCATCAAAGTAAATGCAATCAACATTGATACCTGCTTCCTGCAGGCGAGGAAGGGAATGGTAAGTAGTAAAGATCAACTGCTTACGGTACGCTTGCTGACTCCAGTTATGGATGATAGCAGGACGAGTGCTGCTGAAATGATGAGTCTCTCCGCTATGGACGTGCATGACTGCAACGTCAGTATGAAACTCAAGAAACTCAGCAGACAACTGCTCAGCAAGAAGGATACGAGGAGCAACGACAACGATGACACCAGCATCATTCTGCTCAAAGAAAGTCTTAGAGTCGCTGATCATGCACATGGTCTTACCGCCCCCAGTAGGGACAATAATCTGACCCTTGATGTACGCCAGCATGGCATCGGTAGCACGTTGCTGGTGGGGACGG